GCCCAGGTTCAGCCAAGCGATACCTGTCGCTCCCCTCCGAGAGCCACATGTTCAACCTTTGGCTCTACCGGGATGACCCCGAGGTCGTCAAAGAGTTCGACAGGGTGTACGGCGGCACGTCTGCCCTAGCCCTGCGCCTCATGGACCCGGCTCGCTCCAGGTATACCAAGGCTCAGGACAAGCGGGAACTCATCGAGGTCCTCGCCCTCGGCCAGAGGACCATAGGAGGCCGCACAGGTGTCGTGAAGGAAACCATCGACGCTGCTACCACAGGTGCCGCCAAGGCTGGCCAAGAGCTTGTACGCTCCGGTATGTGGCTCGCAGACCTCCTCGCAGGCGGCGATAGCAACGTCTCCAAACAGATCGACTTCGGTGCAGGCTCCAATGTCGGCACCCAGAACCCCATGATCAACGATATGATCACCGGGGTGAGCCAGTTCTTAGCCGGTCGTGTTGCCATAGGCGGTAAGGCAGGAGGCTTCGCCAAGGAGCTGGGTATCGGAGCATTGGTGGACGCCTTCGCGTTCAACCCTGATGACCCGAACTTAGGCGACCTGTTCAAACGATTTGGTCTACCTGCCCCCACAGCGGCAGACTTTGAAAGCGAGATGGCCAAAAGGGCCCTGAACGCTGGATATGGTGCTGCTGCTGGTGTTGTCTTGGCTGGTGCCTTCAAGGCGCTGGGAGGCCTATTCAGGTCCAAAACCCCTCAGGAAGCTGCCAAACACATTGAGGAGTTCCGTGCTAAAGTTAAAGAGGCTCAGGAAGCCCCTGTAAAGCCCGTAGAGGCCCCTGTAGGCCCCAAGGCCACAGAGGTACCACCTGTAGCCAAACCCGGCTCAGAGGTCCCCCTAGAGGCTCCTAGAGCCCTTCCAGAGGTTAAGGCTGCTGATACAGCAAGCATGCCCCAGAGAGATGCCCTGAAGGCTATCATCACAGACACTCCCCCAGGGGCTGTGGCCTACGATAATGCCCTCAAGGGTGCTACCTCTGACGGCTTCGTGCCTAACAGTGTAATCCGTATCCTCGACGATATGCCTAAGTTCGAGACCCTCACCATCAAGCAGATGGACGAGGCGGTTAGCGACGTGTTTGACCGGTGGTTGAACGTGGCAGGCAAATCGGTAGACGAGATCATGGACGTGTTCAACGCCCCTGCTATCCTCGACTACGTCCCGAAGATACAGCAGCTCGCCATCGCCACCTACCGGCAAGGACTTCGGAACCTGACCGCTGCCAAGGAAGCACTCGATGCTGCCAAGGCCCTCAAGGTGACCAATGCAGACAAGCTCGATGAGCTGGTTGCTGCCCAAGACATGGCTACGAAGCTGCTGGAGAAGTACAGCAAGGTGAACGATGCTGCGTCCCTGTTCTCAGGCCGCAACCTCGCCCTCCGTCAGACCTCTGAGAACGTCCGTAAGGCCCTTCGTCAGCCCATCGAAGACGCTATGAAGCGGGGTGCTACCCCCGATGAGATAGCAGACCTAGCGATGCGGGTGGAGAGGACCATCAACAAGGAGTCCCTCAATCGTGCCCTACGGCAGCTCGCCGCTATTAACAAGCAGATCGAAGAGGCGGTAAGCCCCAGTCAGGTGGAGAAGCTCCTCGTTAAGAAGACCGAGCTGGAGAAGGCTCTGGAACGCATCCAGACCACCATGACGAAGGAGGCCACAACCGCGTTCAGTGCAGGCCTACAGAAAGTGGGCTCTATCGGTCGGCAGATCGTGAAGGATGTAATCACCTTCACTACTAACGCCATGCTGAGTGGCTTAGGAACGCTCAAGAGAAACGTGCTTGGTGGTCTCGCACATCGAGCCGCTATGAACGTCTCAACTTTCTTAGGACAGGTAACCAAGGAGCTAACCCTCGCTAACATCGCCACACTCCGGTTGGGTAAGATTGCTCAGGGTGGAGCTGAAGGCATCCGCATGTACAGGATGCTGCGGGATGCCCGATCCTTTGGTCTACGAGCAGGTACAGACAGTGCGTACAAGACCTTCAAAAGTGCCTTGTCCGATGCTGCCGCGTCCTCTTGGAGGAACACCCCTGGGATGACCCGGTCCATCATGGACACCGCAGGCTCCGGGATCAACGCTGGGAACTACGGACTGAAGGACGATAGTGTACTAGGCCGTGTCATTAACGTGTTCGGCAAGGCTGTAGACCTACAGACCTTGGGTATGCGCTTTTCTGACGAGGTGATGACCAACATCTACAACATCTCCGCCAGAGCTGAGTACTCCGCATTCGAGTTCGCAGAGAAGGCCCTCAAGAGGGCTGAACTGGTTCAGGCAAAACTCCGTGACCCGAACCTTCGCCCCAAGACTGTCGCTCGTCTGAAAGATGAGCTGCGGACGCTGAAGGGATCGAAGGCAACGGTAGATGGGTTGACCCTGAAAGAGTTCGTCGAGCGAGACGTACTGGCCAGTAAGGATAAGCTAGGACGGTGGATACACGAGAAGTCTGCCGAGCGGGCTGAGTATATCCTCCTCAAGAACGACCTCAATGGCGTCTGGAAGAAGGCAGAGATTGCCGTCAACAGTGTCCCTGAAGCTCGTATCCTGGTGCCCTTCTTCCGGTCTCCGGTACAGGGCTTCCTTCGTGGGTTTGAGTACGTCCCTGTGATTCGTAACATCCCCGGCATATCCCAGTTCCGTAACCAGCTCAAATCAGCAGACCCCCTCGTAGCCGCTGAGGCTCGCGGGAAGATGTTCCTTGGGTATGGCATCATGCTGGGCATCTGGCAGATGTACGAGAACGACATGGTAGGTGAGTTCATAGGCGCTGGTGAACGTGAGAAGCGTCAAGCCAAGCAGGCCGCAGGTGGACTCCAGCCGAACTATGTAGACATCGGTGGTGGACGAGTGATCGACACGACAGGCTTGGACCCCGTGTCCATCCCGTTCGCCCTTGTTGGTGCCCTCCACGGCTCTATCAAGCGCATGGAGCGGGATCGTATGATCGAGGCTGAGCGGCAGGCCACTGGGCTGAAGAACCAGTCCCTACTTGGCCCCATCGCAGACCATACCCCTGATGCCTACCAGACAGCAGGTGCGTTTGCTGGCGCCATCGCCGCTGCGTTGGGTGTTGCTGCGGTTAACAACCCGGCGTTCACAGGTGTTAAGGACATCGTTGACCTTGCAGGCGCTATGTTCGGTGAGGATAAGGCAAACGCCCTGAAGGACCAGTCTGCCAAGCAGAAGGCCCTCTCACGTATCCTCCGTAACCAAGCCGGTAAGTTCGTCCCTGCCCTCTACAAGAGCATCAGGGACTACAACGATCCCCAGCTCTACGAACAGACGTATGCCCTCTCTGAGCTTCTCGATGCCTTCAAGAACGAGGCCTCCCTCAACCGGGAGGACATGTCCATGAAGTACGACGCTATGGGCTACCCTATCCAACGAGCGACGGACCCACGTGGCTTACGAGGCCCCCTCAATACGATGAGGCCCACCTCTGAGGACCCCAAGGTTCTCGAGGTGCGTCAGGCCCTGTACGACTTGGGTAAGCTCTCAGGCAAAGGGTTCGTGATCTTCAACGATCAGGTCCCCGACAAGTTCCTACGGGCGGCAGGCACAGACCTCCGCCGGTTGGATAGCACTGAGAAGCGCCATGTCATCGACACGTTCGCCAAAGAGCTTCAGAAGACTGGACTGATGGATGCCCTTCACAAGGCCCTTGTAGTCGAGAAGGATAAGCTCAAGGAGAACGGGTTAGGACTAGGCGGACCAGTGAAGTCTGCACGTCTCGAGGCTGTTCGGAAACTCATTACCAAAGCTCGTGAGCAGGCATGGGCCGCTACACTGAAGAAGGAAGGTCTACTCGAGGAAGGCACTGGTGTCATACCGGGTGGAAACAAGAAGCTCCAAGAAGAGCGTTCCTACGGTGCAAGCGCCATTCTCCGCGACGAACTAAATTAACAAACAAACGGCTCGCCCCTAACCGGGCGGGCCTTTTCCTTTCCACTTCATTTATTCATAGGGAATAACAAATGACTTTCTACAACACATTTGCAAACTATGTGGGAGATGACAGCACAACCGACTTTGCTATTCCCTTCTCCTACCTCTCTGAGGACGATGTAGTTGTGACCCGCCAAGGTGGCGCAGTGTCCTACATCTTCCTGAACCCTAGTACAATCCGAATCTCAGCCCCACTTGCTGTCGGGGATAGCCTCAAGATCGAGCGCGATACCTCCCTTAGCGAAAAGGCTGTAGTATTCAACAATGGCTCCCCCTTCACCGCAGGCCAGATGAACGCCGGGTTCAACCAGTTGTTCAACGCCATGCAGGAGAGCAGTGACACCACAGGCTCACAGTTTGGTATTACAAACGACGGCAACTGGGACGCCATATCTCGCCGGATTACCAACACAGATGATCCGGTTGACGCCCAGGACGTGGCAACCAAGAACTATGTTGACACGGGTGTTGGCTCCTCTGTTGTAGCAGCGGCTGCATCAGCAGCAGCAGCCTCGTCTTCCGCAAGTGACGCCGCCTCGTCCGCCTCTACTGCATCAACAGCGGCCAGTGACGCGCTCACCTACTCATCTAATGCGTCTACTTCGGCTAGTGCTGCATCTAACTCTGCCGCCAATGCGCTATCCTCGGAAAACGCAGCTAGTTCGGCTAATACGTCAGCACAAGCTGCCCAGGCTGCGGCAGAATCTGCACGGGATTCTACCCTAACTGCTTACGACGACTTCGATGATCGTTACCTCGGTGCAAAGGCTTCCGACCCTACCCTTGATAATGACGGTGCTGCATTGATTGCTGGTGCCCTCTACTTCAATACGACCTCGGAGAGCATGAAGGTTTACACAGGGTCTACTTGGGAAGCGGCATATGCCGATAGTGCTTCTTTTGTTTCCAAGTCCGGCGACACGATGACCGGCACGCTCAATCTGCCTAGCAACGGGCTGACGGTTGGGACGGACCAGTTGGCAGTGAGTGGAGGCAACGTCGGTATTGGTACTAGCTCTCCAACACAAGCGCTTGACGTCAACGGTATTGTTAATGTTGGTGGCGGCAAAATAGACATTAGGCCTTCAGATGGTTCTACAGGCACATGTTCATTTCAAATAGGTGAGGCCCGAACTGGCGATGGCTTTAGCCTTATAGACTTAATCGGAGACGCTACATACACGGATTATGGACTGAGAATTATTCGCACCAACGGTGGAGCGAACGCTTCTAGTCAAATAAATCACCGTGGGACTGGTGAATTCTTCTTTATCACAACGGAGGCTGCCCCTATAGCTTTCCAAACAAACAGCACTGAGCGTATGCGAATCGACAGCGCAGGTAGGGTCGGTATTGGTACTACCAGTCCATTAGCAAGCCTATCAATGTCAGGAGGCGGTATTCTCATTACAGGGGACGGAGACTACTTCTCCGGCGGTGCTTATTTCGACGCCAGTTGGAAAAACTCTGTATCAAGCCAAGGCGGTTGGGCTATTCGTAACGCCTCCGGCGTATTTACTGTTTACACCGGAGTAAGCCCCGGAACTGCCGGTTCTACCTTGAGCGATTTTTCAGAAAAATTTCGTATCGACGGCAGCGGTAACGTAGGTATTGGTACGACTTCGCCGAGCTATCAGTTGCAGCTATCTTCTGACAGTGCCGCCAAACCGTCCACAAACACTTGGACAATAGCGTCTGACGGTCGTTTGAAAACAGAAACCGGCGAATACACCAAGGGCCTTGATGCTGTCTGCGGCCTCCGTCCTATCACCTACACCTACAATGGTAAGGGTGGTTTCACTGACACAACAACTGAGAACATATCAATCATTGCTCAAGAGGCGCAGGTACATTTCCCTGAGTGTGTTGGCGCGGTAAGGGGTGAAATTGATGGAGTGGAGACGGACATCCTTAACTGGAATGGTCACGCCCTGACGTTTGCCTTGGTCAACGCTGTGAAGGAACTCAAGTCTAAAATCGAAACATTAGAAGCCCGTGTGGCTCAACTCGAAGGAAACTAGCAAATGGCAACTATATACACATGGTCGTTCCCTCAGTTCGACGTAGCCCCATTAGCCGACGGTCTCACTGACGTCGTTAAGACTATCCACTGGCGTGTGGACGGTGTTGACGGGGAGTATTCCGCTGGTGCTTACGGATCGGTAGCCCTTGAGCCTCCCAACCCCAGCGCATTCACTCCGTTCACGTCCATCTCAGAACAGTGGGCGATTGATAACGTCGTACAATCTGTGCCCTTGGCTGACATACAGAACGGAATTGAAGCCGCTATTGAAGCCAAGCGTAATCCTCCTGTGGTTGGTAAAGCAGCACCGTTCTAGGAGTAATTATGCAAAACAATTTCCCCAAAGCACTCGCCCTTGTCTTAAAACACGAGGGCGGGTACTCCAACCACCCCCGCGATCCTGGGGGAGCTACAATGAAGGGCGTCACCCAGCGGGTGTACGATGCCTACCGGAGGCGTAGAGGGGCTCCACGGAGGTCTGTACGATCCATCGAGGACCGTGAGTTACAGGATATCTACAAGTTTCAGTACTGGGATGCTGTAAGGGCTGACGAGATGCCTGACGGTCTGGACTACGCCATGTTCGACTATGCTGTGAACTCGGGGCCTACACGGGCCACCAAGGACCTACAGCGGGTCATGGGCGAGAAGGTAGACGGCCATGTAGGCCAGATCCTACTCGATGCCATCAAAGAGTATAAGCCGGAAGAACTAATCACTAGCCTGTGTGCGAGGCGGTTAGCTTTTCTCAAACGGTTACGCACATGGAAATACTTCGGTAGAGGATGGTCCCGTCGTGTAGCTGATGTCAAGAAAAGAGCCCTGCGGATGGGGAATGCCGTACCGTTCGAGCCTCCACCCGCCAAGCGTACAACCTCGAGGGCCGAGGAAGGCGACCTGAAGACCACGGCCAAACCCGGGTTCTTCGATAAGGTAGCTACAGCCATCGCCTCTGGTGGGGCTGGCGTAGCCGCTGCCCTACAGGGTGTGGACTGGCGTGTCGGTGTGGCACTGGTGGTCGCTGTGGCCGTAGGCCTTGGCGTCTACATGGTGTTCATCAGGAAGACGGACGACGTATGATCCTAGTCTACCACCGCCCATACTCAAAACAGAAAGCAGCGTTGGGGCAAACGCCCCTTCGCTTCTTCATCGCTAGGTGGCCACTTACCCGCCCCTACCTCACCACAACCGAGCAGATGCCTCTCGCACCCAATGAGAGCGTGCTCATAATAGGATTGGAGCCTGACGATGATCTTATCGCTTATTACTAACTACGTCCTCTCCCCAGTTGGGAAGGTCGTATCCGCCGTCGCAGGCGTCCTGTTCGCTGTCTGGTACATCTACCAGAAGGGAAAGACACAGGCGACACTCGAATTACAAAACAAATCCTTTAAGGAGGCACGAGATGCTATCAAGAAAGCTAACGATGCTCGCCTCAGGTCTGCTCTTGATAGCGACCGTGGGGGGCTGCTCGAAGACGACGGGTTTAAACGCGACTAGCGTGACCTGTGACGTCTTGAAGCCAATAACATGGTCCTCCAAGGATACACGCCTGACGATCAAGCAGATTAAGGAAGCTAACGCTGCTTGGAAGTCCGTCTGTCAAAGGTAATGGGTGACGATATGGAACGCCCTGACAGAGATCGGATAACCAAGATGGAGGTCGAGATCGTACACTTGTCCAACCAAGTTAATAGAATGGCTAAACAAGTGGCCGAAATGCACGATCTATTACAGCAGGCCCGTGGGGCGAAGTACTTCATCATTGCCGCCGCTGCTGTAGGAGGCTTCCTCTCCTCAAAGCTGGCCGTTTGGTCGGGCATAATAGGAGGACTACCAAGGTGAAAAAACTTATTTCAAACAGATGCCGAAGATACTTCTACGCAACACTCGCTGCTATGTTTGGCGTCGTGATCGGACTAGGCGGACCTGGGTGGACCGAGTCTCTCCTTCTCCCAATGAAGGTGAGCCACTCTTTTGAACAATACGAAACCCCTGATGGCTCCAAGGTCTGCATTCGTATGGACATTGAGAGGGTCAGGCCAGGACGGGTGTTATTCAAGTCGTGGACATTGCAGACGAGAGAGGCACACCCGTTACGCATATCCCTGCATACCGTGAAGGTCTCTAAAAGACCTCCCCTTAGGTACGGGGAGCGTGGGGTTGTGTCACTATGCGCACCCAAGCCTGAATACCTCAAGAAGAACCCCAAGGTGAAATACATCATCTACGGGTACGTCTACTACGACGTCTGGCACGGCCTGTGGCAGGTGCCTTGGCACATATGTGAGGAACACTATGACTGAAAAGACTAGAGCCTCAGAGGCCCTCCTAGGGCAGCTACACGAGGCTATCGCCGCAGAGCTACTCCGCCGAGTAATGGCGGGGGAAGCATCCACGGCAGACCTGAACGTCGGCCTGAAGATGCTAAAGGATAACCACATCGAAGCCCTCATCACCGAGGGTAGCAACCTCCACAAGTTGTGGGAGAGCCTGCCTAAGTTCGATGATGACGAGGAGTATGCCAATTGACAGAAGAGGACCCACTAAAGAAAGACTTCAGGAAGTTCCTGTGGTTGATCTGGAAGCACCTTAATCTACCAAAGCCTACACCTCTTCAATACGACATAGCCCAGTTCCTAGCCTCCCCTCGCCCCAAGGTCTGCATCCAAGCCTTCCGGGGTGTGGGGAAGTCTTTCATCACGTCTGCTTATGTCCTCTGGGAGCTCTACAGGGATCCTCAGAAGAAGGTGCTTGTGGTCTCCGCCTCGAAGAACCGGGCAGACGCCTTTTCTACCTTTACCCAGCGTCTCATAACCGAGGTAGACGTCCTGAAGTTCCTCCAGCCTACAGAGGATCAACGAAATTCCCGCATCGAGTTCGACGTGGGGCCTGCAACGGCAGACCAGTCGCCTTCCGTGAAGTCAGTAGGTATCACCGGGCAGATCACGGGCTCTCGTGCAGACATCATCGTCGCCGATGACGTAGAGGTCCTGAACAACTCAGCGACCCCTGATATGAGAGAGAAGCTGATAGAGCGGACGAGGGAGTTCTCAGCGGTCCTGAAGCCCCTCCCTGAAGCTCGTATCATCTACTTGGGTACGCCCCAGACCGAGGGCTCCATCTACCAGCAGCTCCCCGAGACCTTCGAGACACGCATCTGGCCTGCCCTGATGCCCTCAGAGGAGGAAGCAGAGCGGTATGGGGAGGCCCTGGCCCCTTATGTCCGCAATATGAAGGACAGGAGCCCGGGAGACACTACCGATCCCCAGCGGTTCTCTGACATCGACCTCGCTACCCGTAAGGCCGAGTACGGTAAGGCAGGCTTTGCCCTGCAATTCATGCTCAACACCCAGCTCTCCGATGTCGAGAAGTACCCCCTGAAGATCAGAGACCTCCTCGTCATGGACGTAGGGCCCTCAGAAGCACCCATGAAGGTGAACTGGATGCCCGACCCCAAGCGGGAGCTGAAGGAACTGCCTAACCTAGCTATGGCTGGCGACAGGTTCTACCCGCCTGCCGGGGCCAGCGAGACGTTTGCCGAGTTCACCGGGTCTGTTATGTCGATCGACCCCAGTGGACGAGGGAAGGACGAGACGGGTTACGCTGTCGTGAAGATGCTCAACGGTATCCAGTACGTCACCCGGTGTGGTGGCCTACAGGGCGGTTACGAGAAGGCCACACTCGAGGCCTTGGCTGTCATCGCCAAGAAGGAGAGCGTCAACCAGATCATCATCGAAAGCAACATGGGAGACGGCATGTTCACGGCCCTGTTCTCCCCGGTTCTACAAAAGGTACACAGGTGCTCCATCGAGGAAGTCCGCCACTCCACACAGAAGGAGAGACGGATCATCGAGACTATTGAGCCGGTGTTAGCCCAGCATAGACTGGTGTTCACCCCGGCCCTTATTCAGGAGGACTACAGGTCAGCACAGGCGTACGAGGGGGATAACAGGTTTACCAAGTCCCTCATCTACCAGCTCACACGGATCACCCTCGACAGGGGCTCCCTGAAACACGATGACCGCATCGATGCCCTCTCGATGGCTATGGGGTACTGGACCGAGGCTATGGCCCGGGATCAGGACAGAGGGATAGCACAGGAAAGAGAAGAGGCCCTCATGAAGGACCTAGAAGAGTTTATTGGGTGGACACAAGGATCCAGCCCTAAAAGTAATAACTGGAACCCTATTTATGGGCGATGACGCCCTGATGGAAGGAATTAAGAACACATGGCATGGACATTAACCGACGCACGGATGTGGTACAACATCGAGTCAGGCCGGTCCACAGCAGGCCTTACAGGCTGGGAACGACACTGGCATACGGTCTGGCAGGAATGGGAGGAAGAGCTCCTGAGCAAGGATATGATCCCTCCCCAGATGGTATTCATGGTGTCTAACGGGAAGGGCCTCTACGGGTTCGACACGGCTAACGAGGTCAGTCAGGACTTCGAGGACCTGAATAAGAACGAGAGCTACCCAGGGGACATCACTGCCCCAGGATACAACCCGTTCAACAGGCCTACATAGAGAATAGGCCCTAGAAGGCTCTAGGAGGCTCCCTGAGGGCCCTTAGGCCTTCTGGGGTCCTACCCTAGCGGACGAGGGGGTAAACAGGCTGTACGAGCCTCTGTGGACCCCTGAGGAGCATGGGTGGACGAGGGGCTGACGAGGGGCTGACGAGGG